TCGATAGTATTCTCTAAAATATTGATCTTTTACTTTCCAGATTTTTACATACTTCATCCATTTATAGAAGAAGTCTTTAGCTTTTGCACTGCCACCCTCTAAATTAATTTCTGCATTAGAGAACTCTGACATGATGTCAACAGCATTTCTAAATATGGCAACATTCGCATAAGCTTTTTGGCACAACTCAATCGCATCTCTAACGTTATAGCCATTGATAGACATTTCAAATGGCAATAATCCTTCTCTAATATTTGCGTATTTATTAATTTTTGGCCCCGTTGCTACTCTATTTCTTCTGAGATTAGTTGATGAGTCGCCACCAGTTCTGCTGTAAGCAGCATTACTGTTAAAAGTGTAAAAAGGATCTCCAACTAATTGAGGCTCTGAAGCGTTTTTCTGAACTAAGTTCTCCAAAGATTCTGAACTATTTTCATTGCCAGAAGAAAACTGATTCCAATAATCTGATTTTTTTGTATATTTACGAGGCATATCTATATTATACTTACACAAAGTTACTTTCAAAGTGACTTTTTAACTTTTATTTTTATGCGATGAACATCGGAGTAAATGTGGCGGCGACCTCTTCTATCTCAGTATTATTCATGTCGTGATAGATTTTTGCCAACCAATTACCTAAAACCAATGCTGAATAACTATCTTTTCTAGGTTTATCAGGACCAGTCTTTCTTTTTAAATTTGGAGGCAAATCGAAACTTTGTGTGCCTTGGGCTGTTGTAGTTATTTGAATAAGTGCGCATTCAGTTTTTGTTAAAAGTATCATATCTGTGAGATGCTCAACAAAATCAATCATTTTAGCTTCTTCATTTTGTTTGTCCGAATCAGCCATATTAGAAAACTTCATATCTAATATTCCTATTTTCTTTCTTGTCTGAGCTCTGAAATTATCATCTATAGCTCTGCTACCAAAAAATATTCTTCTATGATCAAAGTTTGCCTGAAGTAATTCATTAGCAGTTCTAATCCAACTAGAAGTAGGCTTTCTTAAAAATACATATTTATAATCTGATTTGTTGTATTCATTTTTAGCTGTTATCAGATTCTGAGGGTAATCTTCAGGCTTTTCAAATTCTGTAACTATTTGTTTTAAATTTATCCCTTCAGTTTTAAACAATTCACTTTCATTACAAGAATTCATGAATTGAACACCTCCGTTATAATCCATACACACTGCAACAACATTAAAATTCTTCAACACATATAAAAAGTATTTAATATGATCTTTTAAAGAACTTCCTGATAAAGCATATGAATGAACTAATGTTGAAATCTGCTTCTCACTGTTTAACTTTAAAACTTGAATAGCAAAATCATCTGAAGATTCTGTTTCAGACCACGAAGGGTCAACAGCAACTATATATTGATCTTCAGCTTTACCGACCACTTCCACAGATGGCATCTCTCCATCAGGAACAGTACATAAAGCCATTTTAGATATCTTAAAGTATCCAGAACTATCATCCGTAAATTGAGCTCCAAATTCCCGCATAAACTGAGATTCACTCATCGTAGCTTTTGCTTGATTAATTAAGTTCTGATCATATAACTGTAAAGGAGCGCAATCATAACTAAACTGCATCACACAACGACGAGTTCTTTCTTTATTCTTCGGATTAAATATTAAGTTCTCATATTGTTCATACAATTTATATAAGTATTCAAATTTAAAAGATGCAGACGAAAGAGCTATTAATTTATTATTGGGCCATTGATATCTATCCTCTTCATTCATTTTCCCTTGCTCAATTAATTTACTTTCAACTTTATAAAGATCTTCTCTTTGGGTAGGATTTTGAACTACAGATAAGAACGGTACTATAACTTCATTATAAATACGTTCTGGCATCAATAAGAACTCGTCAATAATAATTCTATGAAAACGAAATCCACGAAGCTTCTCACCATCACCTAAAGGAAGGGCGCGAATCCTGCTTTTACCTATTTCCATTACCCACTCATCATTACTTTTTGATACATGAGTAATACATTGCTTTAATAAATAAGCTTCAGGCTTTGCAGCGATATCTTCGATCTTTTTAAATATCATTTTAGACTGACGAAAAGATCTAGAAAGAATACCCGTCTCAACCCCTTGATTTAAAATAGCATCTAACACAGCATAAATACCTGTAGTATAACTTTTACTCATTCCACGGGACCAGACACCTAAAAAATAATCTGTTTCCAACATGCTTTTGATAGCCATGTGTTGAAATGGAAATAATTGAACCCCCGTAATTAAATCTGTAGCGAACGTCACATTGTTTCGTAGAAATTCATAAAATAAAAGTTTAGCTTCTTTTTCTTCTAAGAAACCTTTTTTTTGAAGTAATTCCTCATTGCTGATGAATTCTTTTTTTCTCTGCGCTTGATTACCTGTCTCCCAGCTCATGATCTAAATAATATTGTATATCGACATTCCACAAACGATCCCCCAAATGAAGAAGCCTTGGAATTAAATCTAGTGACCTTTCTCTATCACCAGTAAAAATAAATTGAACGCCGCGTGGATATTTATGAGTTAAATATCTCATATTGTGAAATACATATTCCAAACTAGTTTTGCGGCGAAACTTTTTATGATTATATTTAATCTTATTAATTGTTGTTTCTATAACTACGAAAAGATATCCTTCTAGAGCTATAGCCTTTTCTATTTCTCTCTCAAACCTTTCAACACCAGAAGCTAGCGTCCCTAAAAAATCAGTTTCACTTTTTCTATCTACATAAGTATAAGTATATTGACCTTGACTATTTAAATAATCTCCAATATATAATTTTTCTTTTTTTGTCTTTTTAAATGGAAGAGGATCTTGTTCTCTTGTATCAACTAGAATTTCAATTTCTGGAACTTCTTTTTCATAAAATTCAAAAGGCATCGGCTTATTAAAAATAGGCTCTTTATCTATAGCTCGACAAGCCTTACTATAAGATTTAAAATGTTTTTTAAATACATCTATAGGAGGCAGATCTAAAGTTTTTAATTCATTATGGAATGGAGCGTAATCGTAACCCTTCTCTTCTATACGCTTTGCTAAAAGCTCCAAACATTTAGCTTTAACTAATTGACTGTCAGCATTTTTCTCCCACAGTAATAACTCATTCAAGTCAATAAATTCTTTTTCAAAATAATCCTTCTTAGTTATAAAAGGAATTTGCTTTTTATAATAAAGAGAATATCGAGGATGATATTTGCAATAATATTCAGCTTGATACATTCCATGTTTTTTTAAATGAGCATGAAATGATTTATCTGTTTTGAACTTCTGTTCACATATCTCACATTTATTCATATTGCATCTTCCTTGGATACGCCTAAAATTCTAGCTTTCCAAGAAGACATATTTTCAAATTTTTCGGCTTCATCCTGAACAGCTTGCTTCTGCATTTCAGCTATCTGAATCATCATGCTTCGCTCTTTTTCATCTTGAAAAAGTTCCACAAGATTTAAAATGGAAGCATTTTTTTGATGATGCTTATCTATACGCTTAGCCCTCTCACCATTAAGCTTTTGAATGCTCTGATCAATTCTTTTGGCGCATTGGTTATACTCTTCACTTATTGTTTTTAAAATCTCTGTCAAACGAATAGTTAAATCATTTTGTTCTTGAGTTTCATTAAACATATCATTAACTTTATTCTTTTTAATATCAATCTGTCTAAGATTAATATAATCCATGCAAACATTTATATACAAATTAATTTCATCTATGGTTAGGTCAGGCTTATCCCAAACAGAACGAACAAATTCTGCTTCAAATAAATCCTTATCTTGAGAACTCATGTAAGAATCATAGTTTCCAACAAATCTGGGACTAGCTAAATAAACCAACAATCTCTCTAAAAATTTTCTATGCTGCAAAGATAATTTATCCTCATTTAAATTTTGGCCGCACCATTTGTTAACTTTATTTAAAACTGTTTTTAAAGATCTTGGAACTGCATATTTTTGATTAACCCCTGATTCAGAATCTACTAAAAATTGAGGATACTTTTCCTTTATGTATTTATGAACAGCCCTATATTCAGCTGTGACATGAATATTTAAATTTTCTACACCTTGAAACTTCTGATTAAAAACAAGCTCCGTAATTTGCTTTGGCCCCATCCCTGATTCAATATTTTGATCTATGAAATTTTGTTGAGACTCTGTTAAAATTTCTTTTGCTCTAGCAAATCTTTCTTTCTTCTTTTTCTTTATAAATCCAGTTTCGATCAAATAATCTCTAACAGCTTTAGCTTCTTTTGATCTACCCGTTAAATTCTCCTTCTTATGAAGTAGATTCGCCATAACGACATAATCGTCCAAACCTTCTTCAATTTTTTTATTAATAAATATTTTATCTTGATCTGATAACATAATTAATCTGAAAATAAATCATTATCCTTTAATATTTTTTGCGCTTTTAAATACAGCATCTTTTTTAAATTCTTTATTTGTTTGTATCCAGCTTTTCTACCCGTTTCATTCGTCTTAAATCTTAAAATCTTAGCCACTTGATCATCACTCAAATTATCAATAAAAAATAATTTATAAGCTAAAAACTGTTTATCGTTTAAATGATCCTTCATTAAAAGATGCATTCTTTTTTCCGCTTCAACATAATCATAATTAGTACTAGACTCAAAAGTCATATAGTAGTTCTTATGATTCTCTAAACTAACAGTCATCTTTATATCATACGCTGGTTTCTTTAATTTTTCCCATTTAGCATAAAGAGGACATTCATTACACTGTACTTTGCTTGGCGTAAACCCACATGAATCTTCATAAACAACTTCAATGCCTTTGCTGGTGTTAAATGGACATGATAAACACGGTTTCGCAATAGAAGTATAGTTATTGCGAATTATATTTCTTATTTGATTCGTAGCTATTCTATTAACCCATGGTTCTATTGGTCGAGATTGATCCCATAGATGCCATTTTTTATAGATGTGTAATTTTATTATCTGCTCAATATCTTCAAAATCAAACCAAGTAATAGCTTTAAGTCTCCACTTAGATTTTCTTTTTTTGATTACCTCATCAATCTTTTCATACATCTCTTCAAATTTTTTCTTTTTAGCTTTCATCAATATCCTGCATACCCCTAGGAGCGCATTCTTTTAATGATTGCGCTAAATACTCTTCCTGACTTAATTTTCTAGTCTGGGCAACAGGTCTTTCCAATCTATCGCTATCGCTCACAGGAGCAGACTTAAATAGTTCTTCACCTTTAAATGTGTTATTACCTCCTTGTTCTATTTCGTATGACAATCTTCTTGGTCTAACAAATGAAGAAGAATCATCTTCAATTTCTACTTGAGGTTGACTGAGCTGCTGTCTTGGCGCAGAAAAACTAGATAACGCGGCCCCACACGCAGAACAGAATCTTGATCCTACTGAATGTTTCGAGCCGCATTGCGAACAAAAAATATTACTCATTGATATATTATATATATCAATATATCATTTATCTAATTTCTTGAATACATTAACAATATATTTTAATATTTCGCTTCTAACAATATCTTCTTCTTCAAATTCAAAACAATGAATTCCTTTAGATTCACTTTCTTCACTTTTAAACAAATCATATATTTTTGTAAATCCAGATTTCGTCCCAATATCTGACTGCATCGAATCGCCACAGATAAACATCTTCGTTCCCTCTCCTATGCGTGTTAAAAGCGTCACCAGCTCTTTTGTAGAATAATTCTGAGCTTCATCAGCTATAATGATCTTATCGTTCCACGTAGCGCCTCTGAGGAAGTTTACAGGAAAAGCTTCAATGTATCCTTGATCCTCTAAATACTTAGATTGAGTTAAAGGAAGTAGCTCATCAAGCTTATCATATAAAGGCATCATGAATGGATTGAATTTTTCATCAACCGTTCCGGGTAAAGAGCCTAAACCTCTTTCTCCAGCTTCAGCGATAGTTCTAATATATTTAATTTCATACCTTGGATTTGCGTTTAATAAATGTAACGCAGAATAAACTGATAAAAACGTTTTTGATGAACCTGCTACCCCATTAATAAAAATTATCTTCGTATCATGCTGGAAAGCCAACTCCACTAAACTTTTTTGTTTGTCAGTCAAATTAAATTTTTTGATTTGTAATTTAACCTGCCTAAACACGTTATCTTCTAAGACTTCCTTTATTGTTTCCTTTGGTTGCCTACGTTTTTTAGTTGACATATAGTAATTATTATTACACTATATATAGATGATTTTCCATTGTTTAAGTGTTCCATATACTCCGACAAGAAAAGAAATTTCTTTATGCGCTTTCACTCAGAAAGTTTATAAATTCTGCGAAGAAATGACGAAACGTGGTCATACCGTATATCATTATGGACACGAAAACTCCAAAGTGAACTGCACAGAACATATAACCGTTACAAATGATGATATACTAAAAGAAAGCTATGAAGATTTAAATAAATGGAAAACTGAAGGATTTAATCAAAGCGTTGAAGCTAAAGCTGTAAAAATCTTTAATAATAATTGTATACAAGAATTAAATAAAAGAATAAAATCAGAAAACGAATTTATATTATGCTGGTTTGGTTACGCACATGGACCATGCGCTAAACATTTTAATGATAAAGCTATAATTGTTGAACCAAGCATCGGTTATGATTCAATGTTTGCACAAATTAAAATATTTGAAACATATGCTCAAATGCATAAAATGCACGGAGTAGCAAAATCTAACGTTCAATTTCATGAAGAATTTGTAGCTTATCCGGGTTTCTATCAAAAAGATTTTTTATATAAAAAAGAAAAATCAAATGTAGCACTTTTTCTTGGTAGAATGATAGAATTAAAAGGAGTTAAAGCCGCATACGACATGTGCAACACTGTCGGACAAGAAATATATTTTGCCGGACCTAATATATTAGGACTAAAAGACACTAAATACTGTAAAATGATTGGATTTGTAGAACCAGAAGAAAGAAAAAAATTACTGTCTGAAGCCAAATTTTTATTAGCTCCTAGTTTTTTTGTTGAACCTTGTAATTGGGCTGTAATAGAAGCTCAATTTTCAGGCACACCCACCATAACCACAGACTTTGGGGGTTTTACTGAGACGGTTAAGCAGGGGTACACTGGATTTAGATGCTCCACTTACAATCAATTTAATTTTGCAATAAGAAAAGGTTATAAAGAAATCAATCCAGAAAATTGTCTAAGAAACGCTATGCATAATTTCACCGTAGAAATACAATGCAACCAATATGAAATGATTTTTAAATCATTAATTAATTAGTTTCTTCCTATATATCCATTTATAATAACTTCTGTAAAGAAATTTTTATTTTGCCAAAAGGAATCACTGATATCTACTCCGTCCAATGCATATAATCTAAAGAATATATCAATATCATTTTTTAATTTTTCTAACATTTGATAAACATCTTCTCTTGAGAAAATCGATTGTGCGCCAAAATGAATTTCTCCAGCAAACTTTTTCACTCTGCTTTTAAATAAATCATAATGTTTTACAAGTATTAGTTTTTCATAAGCTTCTATATCAAATTTCAAAAAATCTATTTTTCTATTTATCATTTTTAGCAAAGAAGGAAAAGTTATAGAATTTACTTCTCTGGGGGGAGTGTCGTATATGTACCACTCAAATGGTAAAACACTTAGCTCATTACTCAAGAAAGAATTTATAATAATAGGAGAATCCCCCTCATCTAAATTACTATAAAAATCCTTAATACAATTGATACTTGCATCGACACCTACGTAAGTAATTTTTTTATCACGATTCCTGAAAAAGAATGGACCTTGTGAACATCCCAAATCTAAAACAAAATCACCGTCCTCTACATCAACGAATTTCTGATAGCAATTGTGATTAAAAATTTCATTATAAGTAATGTCATCAATATTTTTCATAAGACTTCTCCTCTATAAATTGAGACTCAGTTTTTAAATTTATTTGTTTTTTAATTTCCGATCTTTTATCATTAGTGAAATAAACAGATCGAGCCAGCTTAATAAATTCCTCATCAAATTCTTGATTTCTCTCTTTATTGCGAATATCATCTTCAATTCTCCATAAAGCTTTATTAACTAAATATAATTGTTCATATAAATCTTCTGGATAATCAATCTCATCTGAGATATCTTTTAAAAAATCATATTCTTTAATTATATTGGCTCTTTTCTGCTGATCGTGTATATGCTCTAGTTTTAATCTTAAAATTGTTATCTTATCTAAGATTTCACCATTTGAAACTTCTATATTCATATTAAACTAAAATCCTTTCTTAATTTATTAATTGTGTTTTTCATCATATCAAAAGATATCTTTTTTGAACATTCAAAATCTTTACTTTTTCCACACCATGTCCAATTATTCGCATCGAAATGTTGACTAGGATCATTCCAACAACAATTACATACTTGTTTATTTTGAATATAATAAGGCGTATCAAAATGATATTCTTTTTCTAAGAAACCACAAATCATTACCACTGGTTTATTACAAGCCCAAGCTAACCATGATAATCCAGAACTCAACCCTATCATGAATTCGCAATGATATAAACAATTCACAATATCTCCTAATGACTCCCCCGGATAATGTATTGCTTCTTTAGGTATTGGATTCATAAACTGATCTCTACCATAACTATTATACCTATCAATGCAAACGACTTCATATCCTAAAAACTTTAAATAGCTAATCGTTTTTTTCCAACCAGATTTATTATTCCAAAATTTAAGCTGAGCAGTAGAATGAGTAGCTATGCAAACATACTTTTTGTCAAACGGTCTTTCTTTTATGAATGAAGGATCTATAGCTGGCTTAAAATCTTCAGAGCCATCTACTTGAACCCCCAATATATCTCCAACTAATTGCTGCAAAGGAATTGCTAATTTTTCTTTTTCAAAACATCCAATTTTAGTAATAGAACTTTTATCAGTTATATTTTTTTGATCGGCGTAATCATGAAAAGAAATTAAAGGATATTTAGATTTATCAAATAGAACTTTATTAGGAGTGTAATAATTAATTTTTAAATTATTTTTTACGGCGTATTGATTAACAACAGGAAGCCAAGCTAAACTATCCCCTAAAGATCCTGACTCATTAATTAAATTTGTATTTTGAAATCCAAATTCTAAAGTTTTATTATTCGATAAATTAGTAACTAAAACTTTACCGCTACGATCTATACTACTACATGCAGCCCACATATTTGTAGACAGTCGTGTTGAATAAGCTATCTCATTATTATAATTTAAAAATTTTATATCATAATTAAAACTTTGAGATCCTAAAATTTCAACCTTAGCTTCTTGATTAAAAGAGATGTCAATATTGTTGTTGTCGGTTATGTCCATATCTATTTTGGCTATTTTATCAGAATTTAGATAATTGAACAAGTTATCACCTTCTATATAAGTAACTAACTGATTATTATCGAAAGAACCTGCATATACATCTAAATTATTTAAAAATATATTCATGTTCCAACTTATAGCTTCTTTAAGTGCTATGGGATTTAATTCAAGCAAAGAAGGAAATAAAAACAAATCCATTGCCGCCATATAATCAGCAACATTATCCTTTTCGCCATGCACGATACAATTCGGTAAATTCTTTTGAGTTTCTGTTAAACCACAATCATTTAAAAAACAAGTGTTGCCAACAAAATGAAATTGTATATTTTTATGTTGTAGTTTTTCAGCAAGGTCAAATATATATTTTTGATTTTTATTTACCATGAATAAACCAACATTAAGCACATGAAAGCAATCTGGAGATAATCCTAATTTTTCTAAAGCGCCTGATCTTTCTGGACGCATCTTTTTAGGTATTTCCATTTCTACTATTTTTTTAGGAACATTTAAATTTTCTGAGACTTTCAAGTGGAAAGGAGAGCAAAAATGGAATTCGTCAGGTAATAAAACTTTGTTTTGGAAATTAAACGTAGAATTATGGCACGTTTCAAAAATTTTAAATTTCCTGTTCTTTGAGTATAAAAATTCCTTTAATCCATCAGTTATTGGTTTCGCTGAAAAATCTTCAACGATTTCATTCAGATGTATCTCCGATGCGTTTTCTTTATTGATATAATCTATAAGTAACGGTGTTTTCTGTTCATATTTTTCATAAGAATCATGGATATATCCAAAACTTAAGAAATTTTCTTCTCCGACAAGATTTATTATTTGGTTTCTCTGTACTACATAATCAGCGCCGTAAAAACAGTACTCAATAACTTTAACAGAATAATTTTCTGATAATTTTTTCTCGATTAACCATTTTAAATACGAAGGAGATCCACCAGTAGACAAGTGAGGGGCTAAAAATATAATTTTTTTATTCTTACATTTTATTTCAGCATCTTTACTGATTAAAAATTCATAAACATCATTTTCAACTCTTCGATGGTAAAAGTATAAATCCTCTATTTCAGATTCACCCGGTATAGCACAATAATTTGTCAATCTAATTAAATTTGATTGAGGATTATTTATTGAGTCCACCATCTTTAATAAATCTTGATGTTTTCCTTCAATAACATTAATTAAAGATCTTCCTAAATTTTTATTTACTTTGTTTTTCCACAGTAGACAGTTAGCAACTGTTTCTTCGTGGAAAGGAGCTAAAAAAGCCACATCTTTGAAAGGTATTTTAAAGAAACAAGTACTAAACCATTCTTTTATAAAATCATAACATTTACTGTTAAAAATAAATGCTCCAGTTTGTAAATACGTCGAAGTTCTTAAATTAATATCTATTTTCAGAAATTCCATCAAAGGGGCTTCTAAAGTTAATTTTAAATCAAAACCTTCATTTGCGAAAGGATTACCCCTATTCCCAAACATCATATACTCTTGACAACCCACAGTAAATAATGGGTAATATGTTATATTTGAAATTTTATTAAAAATATCATCACAATTTTTCATTACGAAACAATCTGAATCTAAGTAACAAAAATTGTCTTCGGGCTTTACCTCTATAAATTCATCTTCTATTAGCTTTTTTATTAATAATGGCTTCAAAAACACATGGTAAGATTTGGCATCACCGTTCAAAGAGTTTAATAAATCGTTTCCTTTTTTACCTACTAAGCCAGAAACATCACATTTTATATTTATTACGTTATCAAAACGATTTTTATAATCAAAATCAATAGATAAGAATATAATTTTATATTTAGAATATCTTTTTAGTGTTTCAAATAGTCTTTCGGCATATTTTATATAATTCTTATCACAATGTGTTATAAAGTAATTCATGTTTATTCGTCATTTCTTATATGCTCATTAATAACAGTAGTAAAAAATGTAGTAAATCCAACACTTTCTATAGTATCACACACTTTCATATTAGATACATATCTACCCGCAAACTCACATGTGAAAAACTTGCCTTCAGAATCAGGATCTCTAACTTTATTATAAAAATCTTCTGATTGTAATACTACTACTTCCATTGCAGACATATCTTCAGTATATTCCTCAAAGTCAACCGAATCGTAGTACACTCCTTCATCATCAGGAATCGCAGCTCGTTTTTCCCGGTTCTCGTCTAGGTATACCATTAAATAATCCATATCTTATATAATACCAAATAGGTCGGCGGCTGTCAAATTAATATTTATATTATTTTCCCTATTTCAAAAGCCTCGCTTATTTTTTTTTATTCTTATTTATACTGATTTCTTATTTATTTTATTGATTTTTATTAAATGGGGGAGGGGTATGGGTTTTTATTATTTTGGTTGGGTTTAGTTTGTCTGAAAATGAATTACATATTGAAGAAAATGTCCCCCCACCTATTTAGCAAAAGTCAATCTCAAAAATATTTTAGAAAAAGGGGGGAGGGTTGGCACACCAGATGCTGTAGACAATGGGGGGAGGGGTAGCAGGTTAAAAATAATTAAAACTTTTTCTTGCAATCGTTGACGGATTCGACTACCTTATAAGTATGAAAGTTAACGGAACACGAAACGAAATTGCGAAAGAGTTCGCAGAACTGAACGCCGAACTGGATGCGCTGATCCAACAAGAAATCAACGAGAAGGAAGCAGCTCGCAAAGCTCACCTTGCCAAACCTTACACACGTAGCGCAGACGCAAAACCTTTTAGCTGGGACGCATAACATGAGCGCAGCAATCACCAAAATCACAATGGACGAACTCAATCACAGACTCGAAGATTGGCTGTGCGAATGTGCCACCACAGAGGAGGAATGGGATGTGATCGCAGAATATAGCTTTCACCGAAAGATTAAGCTTGTCAATAAAATGTATGATGGAGGAATCGCAAATTTTCTTGTTGACGCTTTCCCTGAAATGTAATTGAATTGAGTTATGAAAATTGAGTTTACCAAACCAACCAAGTTCGAGGTCCCAGTCCAAAAGGTCTGGACTGTATCTCCCGAAATGAAACAGTGGATAAAACGCAAAGCACAACAACTTGAAGTTGACATTCACAACGACGACCTATGGGTCAAAGGCGGGGAAAGAGCTTACTAATATAAATTATAATTTCTAAACCCTTCACACTCAACGACTTGCGTTGGGGCCCCCCGCGCTGTAACCCGTTGATTATCAACGACTTACAACTGAAACTTTTTTATTTTTTTTCTTGCTTTTTATTCTGATTTGTGGTTTAATTTCAGTATGAAAGATAAAGAAAACAACGAAACGAAACAGATCAAAATCCCCGCTCGCGCTATCCGCAGACACAGAACAATGGTGCGCGTTGCCCGTGGTTGGATGGCACTAGCTAAAAATAATTAAAACTTTTTCTTGCACTCATAAAAAATTCTGTTATCTTATACGTATGAAACTTAACGAACAACAGTTGCCAACTAAAGTCAAAAACTTGTTGGATAGACACCGAATCCACAGCGTGAAACAATTAAGGGATATAATGTTGCTTAGCGGTCATTGTAGAAGACTTCGTGGCTGCGGAGCAAACATGGAGAAACTGATTAATCAAATAGATGGAATAAACGCAGAAGAAATAAAAGCGCAATACGAAGGGAGGCAAAAGATAAAAGAGGCTTTATTCGAGTTGAACTTTCCTAATTCTAGAGACCTGATTAAAAAACTCTGGGGGTGGAAAATTCCTGATTTCACTAAAAAAGAATTAGCTGAATTGCTGTTAAAAAATGTAGGGTATTTTTTCTACTTGCGACGCGGATACGAATTGTCAGCTAAATCTATCGCCAATTTAATACTAGACTCAGGCATGAACCCAAATGATTTTTTCAACGCTGTCCTTAAGAATAGGAAGTTATACACACAGCGAGCGAAACTTTTGTTGATCGATAAAAAATTGAATAGAATAAAAAAACATTTGACACTTGCCTAAATTCTGTTATCTTATACGTATGAAAACAAAAAAAACTAGAAGACCAAGATTCCAAACTGGAGACAGGCTTAATCCAACCTCTTTACGTTTAAATAAATCTCATTCGGAAGCTCTTAATTTAATTGCAGAAGCCGATAATGACAACTTGTCAAATGCGGTCAAAAAATTAATTTCACAAAAGATTAAAGAGCTTAACCTTGAAGACTCTAAAAACCCATTGAAAAAAGGCGTGTTACTTGAGTCAATAAATGAAATCCTCTGGAAGATTAACACGTTAAATTATAAAACCTCACACCTACCGACTTTACAAAAACTAAATAACATACTCGAAGCCTTAAAGGTTGCAGAGCAAGCTTTTGATGAATAAAAAATAGTTGACACTAACTCAAAATCTGTTATCTTATACGTATGAAAACAATCGCACTATATGTCCTTCTTATATCACAATCAATCGCGGCACTGGGCGCACAGTCTGGACTTACTAAAGAACAACAAGTGGTTGCAATCACCATCCTTGCTGAAGCTAGGAGCGAAGGCGATAGAGGAATGGGAGCCGTTGCAGCCGTCATCGCTCAACGTGCAATCGACCGCAAGCAAACATGGGAAAAAGTCTGTTTAGCTAAATGGCAGTTCTCTTGTTGGAATGGCAAGAAGATCTCAGACCTTGATCATCTGCTAGATGTCCCGCAAGCAGAAATGGCAATCTACCTTGCCAAAAATATGCACCGCATTGATCGCTCGAAGATCGGCAACGCCAACCATTACTATGCCGATTACATCAAGGCTCCATATTGGGCCAAAGGCGAAAAGCCTGTCGCCAAGATCGGACGCCACATTTTTTATAAATTATAGTTGACTTTCTACCTAACTCGTTTGGTCTTGTTCATACTTATCTAAGTGCGCAAGGAGGGAGCTTCGGCTCCCTCCCTTTTTGTTTTATAATATAAATTATATTCTATAAGTTGTTCTATATCAATGAGTTACGCGATGGGGGGCCCCAATGTAACCTGTTGATTATCAACGGCTTATGCAATGTCAAGACTTTTTTTCAAAAAACTTTTTTTCACTTTTTTTGGGGTTGGACAGCTTTTGTCCTAGGGTGTATGCTATGCTTATAGCATGAAAACATTAATGATAAATCCAGAGTTGACTAACAACAAAAATATCATGACCTTCAATGGCGTGAAGGTCCGCATCTTTCCTAGCACCCAGCGCGGTGATTCCGTGACTGGCGAATATCTCGAAGGCCCAAGTCAGGGCAAGTGGGGAACAATCGACCTGCGGGTTGCGAAAATAATTCAAAAATAATTCTTGCAATGCTTTCCATTTTTTACCATAATTTGAATATGACAAATATCGACAATATGACAAATATGGACATCATCACCGAATACGCGAGTGAAGGTCCATTGCATCAGTTGTTCATGATTCAGGCGATGGAAATGTATGCTGAAAAAATGATCAAGAAACGCGAGCAGGTCATAGAACAGTTTGAAAGAACAATCATTGACGGAAATGCTTGGGTGAAATGCGCTGAAGATTGGGTCAAATAAAATTTGACAAACAATAAAAATTGCACTAAATTACTTGTATGAACGAAAACATTAAAGATTACACCGACGAACAAGACAGTGAGTTCGCTATCACCGCTTACCTCGCCTCCATCACTGGAACCCTTGAGGCTCATGCTAACGGCATGGTCAAATATCAAGACCTTGGCCCAAAATACTTCGCAGAAGAACTAAAGAAAGTTGTTGACTCCTTGACCGAAGTTCGTGCAAAATTAGTCAGCAAACATGCTTGGACCGTCAAATACTAATTTAACAATAAACAGAAAGCGAAAAATAATATGCAATCATTCCCTACTGAAAAATACACGTTCGTTTACAAACGCCAAGACGGAACTGTCAACACTTATGTGACCTCTGGCCCTATCGTTGACAAGCCCCACTTCTTCACCGCCTACAAATACAGCGGGGAGCATCAGCAATATGGCATCCGCTCCTTCACCAAGGGCAGCATCATTGGTAAAATCCAACGGGTTGACTGACCCCCTTTGGGCTGGCAACGCCAGCCCAAAACATTATATAAATTATAATTCGTAAACCCCTCGTAGTCAACGACTTACGTTGGGGCCCCCCGCGACATAACCTGTTGATTATCAACGGTTTACAAAAAGTGAAATACAAGAACCGTGCCAACCTTACCCCAAAAAAAAAGTTTCACTTTTTTTGGGGTTGGACAGCTTTTGTCCTACCCCTTATGCTATGCTAGACGCATGGAAAATATGAAATTCTACTACATCCCCGGTTTCACCATGCGCTACAGCGCATCGCGCAGGGGGCTGAACGCAGCCATTCGCCGTGCCGCTCTGATCGGCACTAGCGTGATGTGCCACAACGCCGACGGCACAGAAGAGCTGGTCTGGCGAGCACCACGCACCTGTCTGTCATGTGGCGCGACCCACTAAACTTTTTGTTGACAAAGGTCTTTTTTTATAGTAGATTATTCTTATGAACGATGAATTGAACCACTGGCAACCCTCCTGCGAGGAGGTCTACCCCGACGACTTCGACCACGATTGTTACGGCCACTGGCTGGCGCGTAACGAGCTGCGCGAGGATGACGTTGACTCTTACTTCGAGAGTCGCTTTGACAGGGGCGAGTAAGCCCTCTTTTAATCCCTTTGCTTAAATTTTATGCGATACATTGATTCACCTAGTGTGCGCGTCGAGGAGAGTTACTCTCCCACCCACACCTACACCTTCACGGGGCCTTGCCGCGTGACGGGCCGTGACCACTCGGTCACCATCGCAGGTGCAAACCTGTTTCGTTTTCGTCAAACTGACGACATCACAGACCTCGGTCTGGACGCTGACGGGCGCGAGTTCGTCATCACTGGAACCAGCCCTGAAGGCTGGGAGCAACTCTTCGGCTCAGACGAGGAGTAAATATAAAATTATAATTCATAACCTCTTGATAATCAAGAGGTTACAGCGGCGGGGGCCCCAACGTAAGTCCTTGATTCTCAAGGACTTATGGATATTAATTATATCGTATTTTTTATTATTTATTATTTACTTATTTATTGTTTGACATTGATTATTTGTTAGTGTAAATTATTTTCATGAAAGCTCACAAGCCTCGCGTTGTTATTAAATGGAACACAGGCTCGCGCACTCACAAGCCTAAGAAGGGAAAAGGTTCCTATCGTCGCACCCCCAAACATAGGGGGTGATTTTTTATTGACTCTCAACTCATTTTGTTATTAAATATTGCTTATGAACATTCACGATATGAACGAAGCGATTCGCATCGCTAAATCAGACGCCGATCTAAATCATTTATCCATAGATGATTTTGAGGGCTACGGACGAAAAGAGTTTCAACCAATCGAATGCACGGTTGAACAAGTCGCAAAGTTGATTCGTTATCAAGCTCAATACTTCAATGGTGATTGGGATCATCGCGCTATTGATGAAGTTGTAATGTTTCGCTATAAATTCAAAAAACCCACCGAACTAAGATTTGAAAAAGCTCTTGACCTTTTGGCGAGAGCATATAAAGATGTCTATCATGATGATCTTGCTGATGAGATAAATAAGTTCGTCAGAATGTATGATAAAAATAAAATCAAGGCCAAATGGTTAGCTGAATAAAAATTATGAGACATACCGTCACCATTGAAAACATTGATTCAAAATTGCTATTCGAGCAGAAATGTGATTTACTTGATCTTATTGGGTTCCTTGAAGAACTTTATGAGAACTACGATAATTGCGCTTTTCCTAAAAAAAAGATTGCAAGTCTGAATGGCATCATTAACATACTTGATGCCATCACTGACCAAATCGAGGATTACTACAGTGACCAAGGAGAAAATTAATATGAAACAAGTAATTGATATTAAAATAAAGACGGCAATGATCGAGAATGACTTTGGAGGATTTGCTAATTGTTACGTTGGATTGCCTAAAGCTCACCCATGGTATGAAATGAGCTACGAAGCCATTGAAGAGAGATGCCCAGAAACGAACGAGGTTCACGGAGGACTCACTTATAGCAGTGATAGGCTTCCTTACTCCAACGAGCAGGACGAAGGTCTCTGGTGGGTTGGTTTTGACACAAAACATGCAGGAGATAATGAAGAGAATTGTGATAGAGAGTTTTGCGAAAACGAAATCAAAAAGCTAGTAAAGATCGCAATAGAAGAATTAATATGAGACACTCAGCTACTATTAACAATATTGATGTAAAATTATTATTCGAGCAGAAATGTGATTTGGTGGATGTTATTAAATTCCTTGGAGAATCTTCAGAGAATTATCCAGATTTGAATATGGAAACTTGGATTGCAAGTTTGGTTGGGTTGCTTAACATGCTTAATGATATTTTGGATGGGTTACTTAACATGCTTGATGATATCAGTGATCAAATCGAGGATTACTACAGTGACCAAGGAGAAAATTAATATGAAAACATTCGCAGAATTCAATAATACTATGAGCAACTTGGCCAAGGCTATCAAATCAGGTTTTGGAAGACCTCACGACTATGCTCGCCTTTTCACAATAGATAATAGAGCGTGTTGGCGGTTAGTAGAAATGATTCGATTTGAAGATCCCGATTTTTACGAATCGGTTTTCGCACACCTGCATGATCGATACTTAGTATTGAAAAAAGATCCTACCTCTGAGGGACTCAATAAGCTGATGGAAGATTTAGCTTACATGATCATTGAGCGAGTGTTACACTTCAGTCCATCTTATGGATTATTCTACTATCCAGCTTCAAAAGATTAATATGAAAAAAGAAAAACTATCTGTTTTATTGGAGCAAGATTATGTGGAAGAGATTGCGTGGCGAGCATTAATGCTAGATCCTAAAATTGTCTACATGGATTGGGTAGAGGATCTTTCTATTCATGAGCTTATTGGTCTGTTCGACTACTTGAATGATAAAT